GAAACCATCTGTTATATCTTGACCAGGAGTTCTGATCAAGTGAATCCTTCTTAATTGTTATGTAATCTTTAGCATCTGGTGTGTAGAAAGACTTTGCATAAGGTCTTGTGTCATAACCGACTGCATCATATAGTACCGTTGATTCTGTGGAATAACTGGCAGGAGTTATCATGTCATCTACGTCTGTCAAGGTTATTGCATCTCCCACACCCTCAACATAGTATTCCTTGTCCTGATAGTCTGCTCCAACTAGGCTGTTTGGAAACTTGATCTTCATGCCGTTGGACAGATCCAACGTTCTCAGGCTGTAATTCCTTGCACCTACAATATCGTCTGCTACGTTAATTGCTGTTGTCGAAGTAATACTTTTTATTTGTAATATTCCATGCATGGCATCATGATTACCACACTGATAGTAAAGTATATCTGGTGCACCTGTAGGGACTGTGAAACTTACTGTGCCTGTGTCTGTACCTGGGTTGGTAACACCTGATGTGTAAAATAAATTTGTTGAACCATCCTTGTAGGGCTCAGTCATTATGTAGAACGGATGTCCTTTTGCGTTCATGTTAAATTTGTATGTGTTACCCCTGTACAGAGTCAATGTGGGATTGTTCTCCCCGGATCTGTGTGAAAAGTTATATGCACCCTTGGCAAGATTTTTCACCGTGTATTCTGCAACCGAGGATGGTCCTACAGAATCTATCTCTATGGATCCAGGGCCTTCCGGTATCCAGTAGTACTCTCTGTAATTGATCAATTTGTCGTAGTCAATTGCAGGATTCCAACTGTATATTTTTTCTTTGTTTAATCTATCATGATTATCAGTCTTCCCACCAAAGTACGTGAGCTGGTTTATGTAATCGTCATACGTGCCTGTAAACTTAACTTGGTCTTCTGGATTGACTGATGTGGTGTCTCTGTTTGTATATGTTACTGCTGGTTCTAGTTGGTATGAATACCTGTCTCTGTTGGTTGCAGAAACATATCTGTCTGTGACTTTCCTCGTGTATGCATCCTGCCTACCTATGAATCCGTCTAGTCTTTCAAGTGCGCCTTTCTGTATCAAAGGATCCACAGTGCTTGATAGGAATCTCTGGTTAGCATCTGTTCTGTAGAACGCAGGTAGATGCTGTACAGATCGTCTGTACTCGTTATTGCCTTGTTTTACAACTTCGTTATTAGTTGATGAGTTTGTTGTGTTATCTGCCATTAGTATCCTGACCCACTACTGCCAGTGCTTGAACTGGAACCTGTTGTAGTAGAGCCTGATACCGCTGATCCTGATGTGGTATTGTTCGTGGCAGTTGATGTTGATGTTACAACTGTACCAGATGCCAATAACTGATTGGCTCCCAATGCACTTATTATTGTTACATCACCAACGGTGGCCCCACTGATGAAAATTTCGTCTGACGCTGAATCTATCTGGAACAGAGACCCAAACCCCTGCCCTGATTGGTTAGGAACTATCACTGCTGTCAATAGATCCGGTGCCAATTGATTGTGTATGTAAGCGGCTAATTCCGTAAAGTAAAAGGTGTCTCCAAAATCCCAGTTGTCCAGTGCAAAAAATTCGTTTATCGATGCCACAACTCTTGTTTTTATCACTGCGTCTGTTATATTTGTTTTAGAGTTCTTAACCACCTTGAATGTTGCTTGTAATTCCTCGGCCGCGTTGCTACCAAAAAGTATCTTGTACTTGACTGGATGATACACTATTTGATCCGACAGTGATTTCAAAGGATTAAGCGTACCTGAATAATTGATCCTCAATTGATCTGATGTTGACGTGGAAGGTTTGACTCCTCCGTCCTGCAACCATATTCTGTAAAGATTGTCGTAAGTTCTCTCCAGCATGTAGACATCTACAATGTTAGAAACACTAGGATCTATTCTTGTCTCTTGTCCTGCATTATGCTTGTATTGGAAATTTAATGATCTTCTACCCTTTCTAGCCAAGTAATCTGTGGTTGTTGAAAGTGTGTTAGTCGATGAACTGTACTTCTTAATTACGTCCTCATCAGATGCGTAAAAATAAAACAATTGATTGTCTGTGTACATTCCTGTGTTTAAGTTAATGCTTGTTTCTTTCTCTGTCGTAATAAAATTTGATGTAGAGTAAGGTCTGTATCTTTCGATGTTGTCATATGAAATATATTTCTCAAAAAATACAAATTTCGTAGATTCTGATAGAGTCGGCTCTACAATGATGTCAAACACATCTGGATTGTCAACAACACCGTCATCGTCGTCATCAAAGAATCCAACTTTTACTTTTCTATTGTCCTGATACCCGTCCGCTTCCTTGACTGTGTCTGTAACCTGCCACAGGATTGGATAGCCTATGCTACTACCTGTAGATACCAAGGAATTGGTTTTTAAAACCTTGACTGTGTCTTTGACACTTTTACCTGTTTTATAATCGTAAATTTTTTGTTCTGTATCATAATGGAACTTGTTTTGTGACTCAGATTCGAATATGTAATCCAACTTCCTGTATGTCACAGTATATGTGTTTCCATCATTAGTAAACTTGAACCACCAACTGGCATCTAGATTGGTTCCTGATATATCACTAGAATTATCTAGACTGAAAACTGATGATGTGCTTAAATTTGTTGACGTTATCACTTTCCATGTTTCCGTGTCGATGTCGTATCTTAGGCCAAACTCTTCAAACTGCTCTATCCTGTCCAACAGGTTCAACTCTAAATCTTTTGCAAATGAAGTTGTGAAGTTTGGTATCACTGCACTGACAACAGCACCATTAGGTATCACACTGCTGAGAGTTACCGGACCCACACCTGACTCTAAATTGCCTACACCGCTGTTTGCACCATCATTTACTACTGCGCCTATCTTGGCCCATTTCCTATCTTGAGAATCATCTGTCCCTGCTGTGACCAAAGAATCGTTTAAGAAACCCCTTGTGTCCGGTGAAGTGAATTTCATCAATGCACCTGGTTTTGCGAATTTGAAGTTGGAAGTTGCAAAGTCACCAATCGACAATGCACCTGTTGATGTAAAATATCCTGTGTTAGTGTTTGTTGATGTTGTTGTTGAATTCCATGTTGCAGTCAATGTGCTAAGATCTTTCGTACCATACTTGAGATAATAGAAGTGCCTAGAATATGGCTGTTTCAATTTGGACTCCACCGAGCTGTCTAATGTTGTTTGTATGTNATTCCTGTTGTTGAAGGTGAATGTGAACTGTTGCGTGGATTCTTCCCTGTACAATATTCCGTCATCAGCGAACACACTGACGTTTGAATATGCACCTGATGGATCGAGTATCTCTTTGGCCCTTGAAATTCCTGATGCAGATCTGTTAATAGATCTTACTTTAACTATTTCCTGTGATGCTGATAGAGGTACAACTTGGTAGTCCTCTGCTGTAATCATCCTATTCTGTGAGTAATAAACCTGTGATGCTTTTTCCTTAATTGAATCACTGGACTCAGCGGCCGCGGAATTGTAAACTGACTGCTTTAATCCCACCGACAATGTGAGACTTTGTTGAGATCCGTAATTGTCTGTGTAAGGAACTGCCAAGGTTACATTCTGCATGTCTGCAGGTGTTATGGCATATTTCACGTTGTCGCTTATTCTGTGATATGTCCTGAAAGATCCTAGAGGAAGATTAGAAAAATTTCCATCACCAAACACTAGATCTATGGCGTCGTCTGCTTTGGTGACAACATTGTATATGTTTCTTTCCGTTCCTGATAGAGAATTGTAAATTGCATTGTTTCCAGACAGTGAAGGGACCTGTGTCCATTTCTCTGCCATCTGTCCAAATTGATCTAACTTGTACAACCACACGTCTGAATCATTTATGTTGTTGACTGATATTGATCTAATGTAATTCGTGATTGCTGTGTCTACTGTGAAATCTGCATACTGCATTGTGCCTTGCTTGAATAAGAAAAAGAATCCTGTGTTGTTGGAACTGTCTCCGCCTCCGTCAGTTCTGTATGTGTAAGTTAAGCCTGTGCCTGGGATAGGGTCTGATTCATATATTGAATCAGAATTGTTTATAGTGCTTGGCACTATTTCAAACTGTCTAGATATTCCGCCAATAGATTTTACATATTTGAACAAAGGCAAATCAACCTGGTTGGAACTCAATGTGTATACTTCTGTGTCTATCCCTCCGATCGGGCCTGACTCCCTTGGATTTCCAAACAGTTGTCCTGTTTGATTTGCGGCGTTCAATATCGCAACAAACTGTTCTCTGTAATTGCTGTTTGCAGAGTCATTCCAAATAACAGTTTGGTTTGATAGGTTTGTTCCTGAACTGTCTACCACGTCCTGCGTGGTGGATATAGAATTAATTTTTAAAAGTCCTGTTGCTGGCCTGTTTCTTTTGGCATTGTAATTTATAAGACGTGCAAGTCTCAGCACAGAGTTTCTTCTCTCTGCTGTTTCTAAGAAGTTTTCCCTGGCATTTAGATCAACCCTGAAACTTAAAGCCTGTGCTATGTAGGCAATTAGATCTATAAGTGCAACATACTCAGAACTCTCTACAAAGTCGTTGAAATCATCTGGATAGTTCTCACGTAGATATGCCACCATTGTTCTACGCAGTGTTTCGAAATCATATGATTTGAAATCTGCCTGCTGGAATGACTGGTAGATCTTCTGCCAATCTTCCGCTACTAATAATCTGTTCTGTCTGTCTGTTGTGGCCATACTGTTTATATGGATATTTATGTATTAAATTAACTGCGTATATTAAGATAGGCGTAGCAACGAGTTCTCATCAAAGTTAAATCGTAATTTCTCTGTGATGTTCAGTGGAATATACGTTATGGTTGCCTGTATGGCTATGCCCTGGTCTGCCTCAGAAACTGTTATATCCTCTGTTGATAAACGTGGATCTGCATTGAGATTGGCTGTAACATCCTCTATAATGGCTTCTTTTAGAGCCTCTGTAAATGGTTCGAATATGGCATCATATATTATTGTACCAAATTCTGGGTTCTCAACACGTTCACCTTTACGAATTGAAAGTCTGTTGATAAGGTCTTGTTTAGCAACTTCAAAGTCATATATCTTAAAGTTCTTCTGATCAGCACGACTGCTGAATCCTTTGAAGGTAACTTGCTTGTCTGATAGAGCGCCTGGACCACCGTCTCCTGAATCACCGTATGCCATTAATGTAACCTCCTAAATTCCACATCCACCTTGCTGTAATCTACAGCATAATATCCAGTGTCTGTCATGTGCCTAGCCCATGGAACTTCTTGTGCCATTACTCCCATGTACCTACCAGGCAGTTGCTTGTATTTAAATGAATATATGTTAATTCCTGCGTACGATTTGCCAACAAATCTTATGTCTTCTTTCAGTCTTTCATCACTGAAACTAAATCCTGAACTGAAGAAACTACCGATAGATGACGCCACCGAACTTATCGTAGCACCTCCTAGCATTTGTGGCAACTTGGTTGCTCCAATCTTGAGTCCTATACTGCTGGCCGCATTCATTCCTCCCATACGGGCCAATTCTCTCGCTGTGCTTTTTCCTAAAAATCCTGTTAAGAAGGACGATGCCTGTCCTTTTATGGCCGATATTGCCGTCGACGTGACTGCAGATGTAACCTGTCCTGCTACCACGTTCTTGAACACGTTGGTCGCGGCCTTGAGGTCACCTATGGATGCAAGGTTGGCTATGTTGATGTTTCCTGCGATGCCGGATATGTCTATGCCACCTATGTTTGTTGGAAGAATTCCTTTTTGGAATATGGTGTTTCCAAACTTGTCCACCCCTATTGCTTTCTTTGTCAGATTTCCGTAACCTTTCTTGAAGGCATCGCCGGCCACGTTGGCTAGTGCTTTGGACCCTACATCTGTCGCGAATCCCTTGACGTTACCTGCCGCAAGTTTAGAGAAGTCTGCTCCTCCACCTAGTGCGAAAAGTTCTCCTGCTTGGTTNACGAAAACATTGTCCTTGAACATGGCAACTGCATCTGATCCAGATATTGTGTCTATGACCTGNTCTGCCAGTTTCTTCGTTGTGTTNTTGAGTACNTCACTTGCTTTGTCTGAAACATTGAAACCCGCGAACTTACTGCTGATGCTGTCTGCGAGGTCCCATTTGTCTTTTGATAAAGAGGCTATGTTAAATTTCTTGTCATAAAGTTTCCCAACGTTTGCCAGTATCTCCCTGGCCTTTTTGGGATCTGTAGATGTTCCCATCTGGTCCCTAGCGATCCTTTCGAAATCAGCCTGTGCCTGTCCGTCTCTAACAGCGGCGATTGGGTTAATTCTGTTTTGCTGTTCCATGAATTCCACTGTCCCTGGTGTGGTTGAACGTTTGTACCATTGTTTACTGTCCATCATATCAGAGTTTTCATCGAAATTCGGCATTATACCGTCGGCTGAGAATCCTTTGAACCTTGGCACCGGTTCGTGTGTTATGAATCTGTGTACTGTTGTCTTGGTCTGTTTGGTGAATGATTCCAATGGCTCTATGCCCTTCTTGGTCAAATCCACGTCTCCCTCTAGTCTAGGCTCCATGCCAACTTCGGATGGTTTCAACCATTTAGGTCCCCACTTGTCACTGGCCGCAATTGAATTGAAATGTACCTGTGCACCGGCCAAGTGTATCTGTCCTCCGGCTCCCACCAGCACCTGCCCGTCTGTGTACGAGAACATACCACCTTTAGCATATGTGGAGATCTGTCCATCCTGAGAACTTGTGAACACACCTTTTTCCGCCATTGTCTGCAGGTANTCTGTTGACATCAATATCTCTCCTGGTCTCTTAGGGACTTTTATATCGGCAGTTGACTTCTGTCCTTTCTTGACCGCTATGTCCTCCGGGGTGTAATACACGTCATCTGTTCCTGGTGCTGACATACGTACACTCTGACCGGCGTGCATGTTGATGTTGGCGTCGGCGTGTAGGTTGAAGTCACCCTGTGTCCTCATGTTGATACCTCCCACACCAGAGTAAATGTCTATCCTGCCTTCCTTGTTCATCTCTATCCAGGCATTACCTGATGCGTTGGCTATGTACACTATTCCTTCTGAGTCGTGCATCAGCAACTGGTGTCCTGATGACGTACGTAATCTTGTCAGTTGATTGGTGCCGTCTTCTGCACCATCGTCCATGACGAATGTGTGTCCGGACAACCTGTCCACTATGGCCTCTGCCTCGGAATCCTTTGCTCCGACCTTGACCGGTGTTGCCCCAGGGTTGAGTCTACCTGGTGTGCTCATACCAAACACCTGGCTGGGTGCTTCCCTTTGTGCCGAAGATGAGGTATTTCCCCTGATGTTGTCTTTGCTCAGACCCTGTGTCAACAATGTGTCTGCGAGTGGGTGTATAGGCATTGGTGCCTTGTCGAAATTGTTTTCATCGATGTCCATGAGTCTGTTTACTTCACCTGCAGGTAGATTCTCCGAACCATATTCATCTTGGGTGTTCTGGTTGTCAGAGTCTTTTGTTCTGAAGGAAGAGGCTATTCCTGGTGTCATGTGGTTTGTCAGTGGTTCCTGTACACATCCTATCCAGAACGCTTCCTCTATCTTGCCCTCTGCGAATATCACTAGTACCCTGGTCTCTAGATCAGGTGGTACTGCCCAGAATCCATATGAGAACTGTGAATCGGTGTGTTTGTATCCTTGCTTGATGTATGACAACCCTTTGTTGCCATAGAAAGGGGACAGGTAATCACAGTCTATAAGTCCGTCAAAATCTGATCCTGTGCTACCTTTCAGTGAAGGTATCAACACCTTGAGCCTGCCGGCCCTTAGGGGGTCGTTGTTTGATTTGACCACACCCACATATGGGCCCGGTGATAGTTTACCCCAGTCCTCACTGACACCCGGTGCCTTGGGTGTGGAAGCGGAACCGCTGACGTAATCGTGTAGTCCTGACATTGTTATTTCCGTCTCCTAATTCCTAGTTTTTCTTTAATTTTGTCCTGGGCGGCATCGGCCAGTTCTTTTACTTTTGCATTTACATATTGGCCCACACTCCCGTAACTTTCTCTGATGTCTGCCCTTTTGGCATTGTACTCACCCAACTCTACCAACCTGTCTGCCATCATGGGATGGTTATCATGGATACTTTTCTTTATGTAGGACTTCTCTGTGTACACCTCAGGTTTGTCTCCCTGGTTTTTGAATCTCGCCATCTCAAGCACTTGCGTGAACTTACCGTCCTCAAATGAGCTGATCACTTTGATCACTTTGTACAATCCGGAAAAGGCTATCTGCTCCTGTGCATTGATCTCATACGTACCGGTCAACTCGTTCAGGTCTGTTGGTGTACGGAAATTCAGTTTGATCACTGTGTCTCCGAAGCCCATGTTGTAGTTGCCAAAAATTTCGTTCCATATCCTCCTGTTGCCTGATGAAAATGATAACTTCCTCTGGTTCTTGGCCAAAGTGTCCTTGTCGGCCGTGGTCGGAATGAACTGGGTCTGTCCCAAGTATGCTGGATCACCTAGAATGGTCATATCTACCAACACCATGTCCCCTTTTGGGTTTGACAGTGCGTCCAGACGTTGGTCCAACGCCGTGGCAGGTCCTTTGTTTATACCACTGGTTACCGATTTGGCAACTCCCACTTCCGATTGGTGTGGTCCATATTGTGCATCTTTCATTGTATCAACTGTTTCTTTATCTGCTCTTTTCATTGTCTCTGGTTTATCCGAAGTAGCGGACAGTTTATCACCCGATGCTTTGCCTTCTATGTCTTTGAGCTTGGAAGAGAAATAGGCCACTTTGTAATTTATACTGAGGTCTATTATGTCCACATTGTCGCCCGTGAATGTGTAGTTGTAGGCCTTTTTGACAAAAGGTTCAAAGTTGGTACCTGTGCTGGTTCCTGGTTCCGCCAGCGAATATGCATGTACCTGGTATGGGACCACGTTGAATGTGACCTTCCTGGGATGGACACCCCTGAGACGATCGAACTGTTCTGCGTCTGGTACCACACTTGACTCGATCATGAAATAGTCAAAATACATTTCTTCGTTGCTGTCCTTGATCGCGGCCATGAATTTGTCTATGGATCCTTCTTCCTGGAACCTCGGCAGGGATTTCATCAGCTCTGTTATTATGGTGAGTACGTTGTCTCCCTGTTTGACTGTGCCGGCCTTTCTTGGTTTCTTACCTCTTTGTGGTCCTGGTGATTGTCCTTGTCGTTCTGTCTGTGTAACTTGGCCTCTCTGTGGTCCTAATATGGTTCCATTACTGTTGAATTCGTCTTGTGAGAATTTCTCATCTTGCTTTCCCACTGCTATGTCCATGGTGCCTAAATTGCCCTGCATTGGCTTTTCATTCTTGAACAGGTCGTCGACCACTATGTTATATGTGTCTGGTATTTCAATCAACTGGTCGTTCTTATCGTCCTCCACCTGCTTGTTCAGTATATTTGCGACGTTGTTCATGGCTTCCTGTATGTTCTCCCCTGCCAGTATCTGTCCTGAGGTACGCAGATAGACAAAATGGTTCAAGAACGCTTGTTCGTTGTAGGGTATTGCTCTTATGTCGTATGTTGTACTGCCGTTGTTTACAGTTATATGCATCTTGATCAACTTTACAGGTATCATCCTTTTGAGTGTTTTCTGTTCCTTGGTTGATATTACGTTGCCTAGTTCGTCGAATCCCTTGAATTCCATTGTCAACAAATATGGTGCGTTGATGTGATCGAGGTAGTTGCAGTTGGCGGCCGCACCACGTATCTTGTCTAAAAGACTTATGCCCATTGGTTCGGT